GTTGATGTTGAAAGTCTTCTGGGAAAGACGACTTAGCAATCCCACCGATAGAGTTGATTTGTTGTCCGAAAGATTTGTTTTCGAAAAAACCATCAGAAGCCTTACCAAGAGCGGCACCAGTAGTAACACCATTCAATGAAGACAAGTTAGTCAATACCGAAGAAGAGTTAGCAATAAGGGCTTTCTCATACTCTCGTTTAAACTGCCCCATCGCAGCCTTCATACGAGCCTGAGCAACATCGATGAGTGCTCTCGGCCCTTTATTTGTCATTTCCTCTACCTTCGTGATGATGATAGGGATTGTAGCGTTTTGGAATTCATAAGACTGAACACGCAATACGTCAGCGGCTGAGAGATTGATCGGCTCATAACCACTAGAAAGTTGTGTAATAGTTGAGTGCTCTGCCAAGATCAGTGGACGATCTAATTTAGAACCACCATCTACTACTTCTACCCCTCCTTGCTTACGGATTGAATCCAACAAAGGAGTGGCTTTGTACAAGTTGTCAACTTCCTCGTCTTTAAGGATACGTAGGGTTGACGATAAAATATCATTTGATATAGCCATTGTATTTTCCTCCATTCTATAAAAATTTATTTAGGCTTTGTTTTTATTTTAGGCGGGTGCTCTTTCGAGTCCGACTAAATAACTTATCCGTAAAGGGGTTATTTAGATTTGTTTGCAGCGAGCCATTGATAGATGGCGAACGCTCCTTTCTCTCTCACAACGTTAGGCACAGAAGGATTTTTGCTCGGTCTTGAAGATCCACCAATCAATAGTCCATATTCCTTAGCGGTAGATTTATACTGATTTAGTTCCTCTTCAAGTTGTCGGGACTTTTCATTCTGCTTTTGTCCTTTAACAATAAAGTACGCCTGCTGTAGAGATAAATTCTCGTTTTGCAAAAGCAACTTGGCAACGTCTGTTCGGTAAGTATCTAAGTCAGGGTTCTCTGCTTTGAACTTTTCGAGTTGCATTTGGTTTTGCTGTAATTCATATTGTTGTTGCATTGGTGTAAGCATATCTTGCATACGACGTGCAACCTCTTGTTCGATCTTGGCTTGAACACTAGCATCATCAAAAGGATCAAACTCAATCTGAGCCTCAGCCTTTTCTTTAATATTCTTTGCGAAGTCAGACTCAAGCAATGCTTTTCTCTGTTCTTCTAATGCTTTGCGTTCTCTTGCAAGTTCTTGTGTTTTTCTTGTGTAGTCAGATCTGAAGTTAGCCAGTAGTTTTTGTGCATCATCAGACAACTCACCCACAACCTTGTCGTAGTTTAAACCTTTGTAACTTTCACCAGAGGCAATAGTTTCGTTGTTTAGTTCAGCGTTTGCAAATTCTTCAAAAGAGGGCGTATGATTTTGTTCCGCCACGGATTTGTTTGTGCTTTGCGTCGAGGTGTTGGTTGCCTGTACGGCTTCATTGGTTTCGTTATTGGTTGTATGATTGACATCTGTTGTTCCTTTTGTTACTTGATCAAGGGCTTTTCCAACGCTATCTTGTGCATAGCGTTGAAAGGTTCCTTGTGTTTCGTTTGTATTATCTGAATTCATCCTTTTCTCCTTTAAAAAAATTTAACTCATTCGTCGGGTAAATAGTTTGGACATCTCATCTTCGTCCATTTCTTCTTCACCAGCGGGCTCTGCTGAACCAGCCATTGGTGTCTCAACATTAATAAGTAGAGCAGCACTATTATCTCCTGCTGATCTTAAAAATGTTTTTAAATTATTATTTTTTGCAAGAGCATCAACTTTACCTGCAAGGATCTTGATATCAGCATCAGTAGCCAATGCGTCAAAGTCCAAGCCTTCCTCCATAACTCCGGAGTCAATGCCTGCTTGTTGCAGCATCTTGATTGCTTTGGTAAGTTGTACTGGGAAGCCTTCACCATCTTCTACAGGTTCAATCTTTTCTGCCATCTCACCAAACAAGTCTAGTGCATTGTTAACTTTATCAATCAACAGATTGATTGCAGAGGCAGAAAAGTCTCCTTCTGGTGACACTCCTTCCATAAGTTCATCGAACGCTCCATCAGCATCAGCCATCTTTGCATCAAGTTCTGCTTCTGGGTTTGCTGGTGCTGGTGCACCCATCATATCTTCTTGTGGCATATCAGCCAAAAATTTATCTCGTAGTGCCATTTTATTCTCCTTCTGGTGTTATGTCAATAGCGTCTTGTTTTTCTACCATTGGTGTGTATGAGTTTGATAGATCCTCAAATGTTATATATTCATCTGGTTCTTCAAATGACTCTGGAAGAAAGCCTAGTTTCTTCAACACACTAATGCTGTAAACTTTATCGAAGGCTTGTTCGTAAGTCCAGCCATCGTTAGTAACTAGTTTATTAACCTGTTCATCTAAGTTATATAGAAACATTTGTTGATCAACAAACTTATCTACGAAGTCAGAAAATTCTTCGTATGTATCAAAATGTTTTTTCTCCATTTAGTTTTCTCCTGCGATAGTATCTTTTGGTAAAAATGCTTGGATGTTTTCTGGCTGTGGATTTGCCATAGCCTCTCCAAGAGTAGGTGGTGCTTCAATAGATGAGAGTCTACCACCTTCAGGTGCTTCAGGTATCTCGCCAAAGTCTTCAGGCAAATTAAGTAGCCTAACAACTTCCTTGAGAACTTTTTCTTTTGGTACTCCAAGTCCAACAAGGGTAGGGATGTTTTCAAGAAGTTGGCGTTTAGCAATAGTCTCCGACAAAGGTGTCGATGCTTGATCGCTAGCATAAGCCTCAAAGTCTCCGTTCAAGTCTTCCGGCTTTACAATAAGGGTTTCCGTGCCGACGGATAGGACTTGAGGTTGTTCTCCTTCTAAGAGAGTAGCAGTCATAGCCAAGAACTTGTTAGCCATTTCTTCAATCATACCATCCCTCTCTCTTGCCAACCTGCCTAACTCAGATGAAGAATAAGCAGCCAAGGCTGTAATCTCAGATGCAGTGGTTCTATTCGACATTGCTTCACCTCTGGTAAAGGGTGCAAGGATAGAGCCGTGATCTAAGTCTCTTTTAACTTCATTGTGATAGGTGTTGAGTTCGGTGGACATAGGGGTGTGTGGAATGGCTCGGATGGCACCATCTAGGTTCTCGTCTTCTACTTCCACAAATAACCCGTCTATTCCTGATGTAAGTTGAGCCATTGACTCTCCGTCCAATAGTCCTGCTTTGACTAGATATTGACGAGATGCTTTACGAACGGAGTTTGCCATAAATGATCGGATTGTATTGATCTCATAGAGTTGATCGTAAACTCTCTTCATTGCTGAGTAGCCAAGAAGAGGTTGCGAAGGGATCCTGTTGAAATACAAAGGAACAATAGGCACACAGGGTTTACCCTCCGCATCTCTAAATGGGATGAAGTCCGATCTTTCCAGCACCTTATTTTCACGAGCCATGTGAGGGCAGTAAAATATTAGTTCATCGTTAATGAGATCATACATCTCGATGATGGTTACATATTGAGATAAGTCGGATTTTGATTGAGGTGGCTCACCTTCATCACCTAAGTTTGGATCAATACCATATCCGTTTTTAAAATAATGTTCTTTTCTTTCTGTAATAAATTTCTTTGCACCAAATTTATCTTTTGCTTCTGATAGAGGCATTTGGTACTTGTGTCCAATGTAACGCTGTCTATCAAAACGAGGTGCGTCTCTATCAAGAATAATGTCCCATGGAGATACAGACACAGGAATAACCTGATTATATAAGTCTCCTTCAGGCATAGGGACAAGTTTTATAAAGGACATAGGGTAGATCAACGCAAGTCTTGCAGCGTTCTCAATCTCGTGACGACATTGCACCAAAAATCTGTTTGCAACTTCTTGTGCTTTCTGTACATCACCTTTGTTTTTTAGTCCTTTCTTTAACACAACAGCAGGGTTCTTTGCAAAGAGGGAAGCAATGAATGACTCAATGTAGCCATAGCCCTCAGAGGTTTGGATTGCCATCTGGTTGTTGTTACCACCATACATAGCACCATAGGAACTTTCTTCCCAGAACCTACACTCATATACATTTTTGTAACGTTCTAATTCTGCTCGTTGTCCATCCCAGAAGTCTTGATGTTCATCTAGGACATATTCAATATCATAATCTTTCATTAGTATGCTCCTTTGCCATTGCCGCCTTTGATATTCCACGGAAGAGTTCTATTTGCTCTCCGTGCTTTTTTGATTGCCTTCCACTCTTCAAGATACATATTACCGATACCGGTATCATACTCATAGTGTTCGTCCTTTATTACATAGTAAGCCAGAGCCATAGAAACCACAATGTCATCGTGTCCGTTCTTTGGATGCACAGGCTTATCCTTTTCATATTGGATCGTCTCAAGTTGTTTAACAACTTCAACGTTCAGGGTAAATAGTAAGCCGTCTTCTATTATTTCTTTTAAGTTTTCAAATAAAATAGGGCGAGTTTTATTATTTGTAAAAAAATATTTTCCTTTATCGTTCTTCCATAGTTTAGGATACTTCCACTCTTTTAGTTTCCACAGGACAACCTGCCCCACATTGTTGGCTTCGACAATAACTCTTGCATTCCATTTCAAACCTTCTTG